CACTACGAAGTGGCATTGGTGGAAGATAGAATGCCCGAATATTCGGAGATTATGTAGAGAGTATTATATATTGTCTAATGTGGTCGCAATAAAAAACTATAAATAATGTGGAGATAACTAACTCGCCGGCTACATCGCTATAACCCACCGCCAATATCGGGCTTGACCCGGAGCAGCCACTGGGCGGTTCGAAAGTGGCCGTTATCACATGCGTACTTGAACGCAAACTCGTTGTCCGCGCCAACGTCAATGTTGGGGTTGATCCGAAGCAGCCACTGCGCGGTCCGCAAGTGGCCGTAAATACACGCCCCTCGGAACGCAAACTCGTTGCTCGCACTAACGTCAATGTCGGGCTTGACCCGGAGCAGCCACTGGGCGACCCGCAAGTGGCCGTTACGGCATGCGTATCGGAACGAAAACCCGTCGTCCACACCAACGTCAATGTCGGGCTTGACCTGGAGCAGCCACTGCGCGACCCGTAAGTTGTCGTAATAGCACGCATACCGGAACGCGAATTTGTCGACCACAATTGTGTTATTGTTTGAGTCGTCCCTGAGCGCGCGTTTCGCGTCCGCCAGTCGCCCGGTCTCACACATTCGATGAAATTCTTCGAGGGTTGCCATGCGATTGCTTGGTGGGGGTGAGTTGTCGCCACCGCTCTCTGTGCGATCAGAATCATTTTTTTTATTTTATGTTTTATGATTTTTTATTGTTTAATAACTGCGAATATTTACAAATGAACGTGAAACGCCTGTCGCGCAACCATTCGCCAGTAGATCCAGCTGCTCCGTATCATCCGCATTGCGCCGCGGTGATTGGCCACCGCGGCCGCGCATACCCGCTCCGTTTGATGATCGGCGTCGAGTTCCTCGAGCAGCAGCCCGTTGCGGTCCATCGCAAAGACGCACAGGTCTTTGGTCCTCCACCGGGTGTCTATTTTCGCAAGAGAGTCTGGGTCGCTCTGGATCGCCCACTTGCACACCTGTCCCGACATTAGTTCGGGCGCGACGTGTTCGACGGCCATGCCGTTGCGCTGCACCGCGATTCGGCACATCTTGGCCGTCTGGTCCGCCCGGTCAATGTACTCCAGCGCCAACCCGTCCTGCTCGACCGCCCGCAAACATATCGCGGTCGTCCTCAAATCGGCGCGCACGTTCCGAATCTCGCGGCCGTTTGCGGCCACCACCATCGCGCACAGCTCGGCGGTCTGCCGCGACGCGGCCATTTTCCCCAGCATTGTCGGGCACGTTTCCAGCACGTTTTCGCAGTACCGAGGGTCGTCCCAAATAGGGGACATTTTCAACGGGCATTTTTTACTCAATATGAATTTATTGGTCTGGTAGTAGGTGTGGTCGTGGCTCGAGCATACAAAGGCATTGTCTGGAATTTCCACCTCCCAAATGTTACAGTTCGGGTAGTAGGCGAATTTGGAGGAGAGGTGCGCCGCGTCGATAAAGTACAGCGCAAAGGACTCAAAGTCGTCGTCGGGGTGGGGCGGAAAAGTAAATGGGCCCGTCGGCGCCAGCCCCCGCATAATGTGCGTGACGTCGTACTTGTGGGTCGGAATGTAGTCCACGACGAGCCCCTCGGTGTACTGAACGTCCCGCAGCAAGTCGGTCCCGGGGGTCAGCTTGTAGAATTTGACGCGGCCGTGCCGCCGGTTAAACTCGGCGCCCGAAATAATGTTGGCGGCACGTTGGGTGCCAAAGTAGGCCATTAGACGGTCTGCTTCGGATACGTAGGTTGCTTGGTCAGGGAGGGGCATTCGATTCGTCATTATCAGAGGTGAAAGTAAAGAGGTCGAGAGAAGTCTGCCTGGTATATATTATATTATTTATACAAAATATGATATATATAGTTTTTTAAAGGGTCGAATGAAACCAGCGCTATCCCATCCCAAATAACCATGATGTTAGTGTACGATAATACGTTGAATGCGATTTAATATAACGCATCGAACCTGTTTGCCTACACGCTTCCCTGCATACGGCTATCGTCTGGTGCTCCTTGTCGATGTATTTTAGCAAATTCCCGTCGACGTCGTTCTGGATTGCCATGATACACATTGGCTCGGTTATCAAATCAGCTCGAACGTACCGTATCGCGTTTCCATAGTTTGACACGGCAATCATACACAGTCGATCCGTCTGTAAATCCTTTCTGACATATTGAAGCGCATCGCCATGTTTGGATACCGCCATTTCGCACAATTCGCTTGTTTGAATGTTGTCGTCTACCCATTTTAACCGCAGTCCGCTGTCGTGTGTGATTATGACATTGTGCTTGCGGTGATGCTCCGACCTGGATGATTTTCCACGCAACGCAAGTTTACACAATTCCTCCGTCAACAAATCCTTTCGGACGTGTTTGATTAACCCCCCGTTCTCAGCCAATGCGACCTCGCACAATTCTTTTGTTTGATATTGTTCTCCAACAACACTAAACATTGACGGGTTCTTGCCTATTAACTTTGTAACAAATTCCGCATCGTTCCACGCCGGAAAATCGCAAAGGGCTACTTTTTCTCCGAGAATAAACTTGTTGGTTTGGTAATGGGACGCGGCGTCGTTTACACACACCGTCGAATCGTCCATTATCTCAACCTCTCTGATGTTGCATTTGGGGTAATAGGCGTAGGTCCAGTCAAGGCTGTCCTTTTCGATAAAATAAAAGGCCCTCGATTCGCCCATATCATCTGGGTGAGACGGCCACGTAAATCCCGACCAATGCGCCATTCCAGTTTGCACTCGGTCATATTCGCCAAGCGTATTCAAAGCGCATTTGTTTATTCCGGTCTTGTACGAAAATTGGTCCGCGAACCCATATTTTTCGTGTGTCGACGCATCGGTTATCTTGTAAAACGTTTTAGTGGGGTTCATCGCTTTAAATTCCGACCCGGGCATTATTACGGCCGGCTCTTTTTGATGGAAAAATGTCATCCACGCTTGCGTCGATAATATTTTAGGCACCGACATATGAATGAGCTCAGTATGATAAGCTTATTCATATGATTTCAAACGCAATTAACACAATAAAATGTAAAGGTAGGTTGCCGGCCTTCTTTAAAGCACCAAAATATCGGTGTAGGAATTATGGCTAACCACCCGGAAGAGGAGAAGCATGGTCATGATGTACGGGAACAACACGATTCCCCACGACAGCCACTTGTACCCCTTCTTGCAGAGGGTGTTTAGTGCGTGAACAATTAGCAGGGTAATCGCCATGCTGGCAATCATCTGGGGCAGCTGCAAGGTTCGCGCAAACACGGCGATGATAAAGTAGGTCTTGACCACGATGAAAAACAGGGCGGGCGAGCACAGCTTTTGCAGGTATCCGGAAATATTGAGTTTCATTTTAGTTGTGGTTGGCGGGCGGGTATATTATACTTTAATAATATAATATAATATAATCAGGCGATTGATAAATTGAATAATTTATAATAACGAGTAATATCAATCACCCTTAACTTAACACGTACGCTCACCACAACCAATGTCGGCCGAACCCACCACGATTGACGATAAAAAACGCGAACAGACCACGGGAAGCGCGACCGATCCAGAGAAGCTAAAGGAATCCACCGTCGCCTTTGCCAAGTCGGTGGGCGGGACCGCAATTACTCTCGCCATTTACTTTACATTAAGCATCGTGGTTATTTACATTACCAAAATAGCGCAGGCCAACGTGCTGCCCGTCGACCCGGACAAGGCTCCGTTTTTTGGCGGCGCGGCGCGCGCAGTGGACGAAATCGCGGTCAACGTGTTTGCGTCGGGGACCAAATCCAACAAGCTGCAGTTTCCGCTCACCAAGCACAACGCACAGAGCAAACTGCTCGAGCTCGTTGCCAAATTTAAAAACGCGGGCTCGTCCTCCGTTCTGTTTTTTATCGGCGGCGTAATCGAGCAGTTCGTCGCATTTAACCACTCTTTTATTGCCGTGGCGTACAATACTCTCAACGAACTGCTCCCCGAGCCCGCGCTGTTTCTTCTGGCGCCCATTATCAATACCGCGCTAATGTGCGTCCTCCTTTGCGTTAACTTTGGGTACGCGTGGGTCAAGTGGGTGCTGAGTCTCGGCGAGCTGTTCAAGGAGAACGTGGGCACGGCCGACTCGCCCAAGTGGCAGACCAAATCGCTGGGCGTCGGCTACGTGATTTCGCTCATTATGGCTGCGGTTTTGTTTTTCTCCTCGTGGGTGAGCCTGATTATCCCCATTGTGTTTTTCCCCGTTATTATTGTTTCTCTCATTGGGTATAATGGAATACTCGACGGGAAAACCTCGGTGGCCATCGGCGACTTTGTTAAACGCGGATTTGCCCACTACAAGGCCTACGTCACCACTATTTTCTCCATTTTTCTGCTGGCCGCCGCGCTTCAGACCATCGGAGGAGCGGCGCTTGGGGTGGGGGCGTGCATCATGCTGCTCGCCTATTTTAAAAAGATCGCCACCACGACAACCAAGGTGAATGGCGCCGACGTTGTGGTCGGGTTTTTCGAGTCGTTCCCCCAGCTAAACGCGACGGCGCTCAGCAGCTACCGGCAGGCGACAATTGGAGGGTCGTCTGGTAAAAATGGCGGCATGCAGGGTGGCGGTGGACCGGTCCGGGCGAACAAGGCATTGAAGAATATTGCGAGACTTTATTCGAAAAATAAATAAAACACCGAATTCATTTAAAAGCAATATACCCATAGTATTAATTAGTATTATAACAAAATGCTAAACCGTGCAAACAAACCAAGCGACAGCGAGGCATCTGCCGATGCCATTATTTTTGACGACCCAAGCAAGGTGGATGAAATATGCCAATACGAACCACTTTTCGTAATTTCAACGTCGGAAGAAGATCCCATGAGCGACAATCACGCCATATGCTCGGATAATTTACAAGAAGCGCGAGATGTAATTTGCAGCGTTACTCAACAAATTGACAACAAACAATATTTTTACATTATTGAATACATAAAGGTCGGCGAACGATTTGTGAGGAAAGAGGGCGGGCTCGTTGAAAAATATGTGGTTTAGTTTTAGTTTAGTTTGACGTACATAAAAATTACACGATGGGCTTTGCTCCGTGGGTGTCGTAGGCGGTGGGCTTGTAGGACGGCGGAAACAGGTCGGCCTTGCTGGTGTTGAGGCGCACCATTTTTTTGACCATTTCTTGCTCCAGCGTGTACGGAAACGCGTTGTACGCGGTCATCTGGCCGTACTTTTTCTGCTCCGAGGGGGAAAACTCCAGGAGAGCATCGTTGCCAGTCGCGACCGCCGATCGACGGACCAGGTCGAATGCCACAAACAGCGCTAAACCCGCAATCCATTTATTGGCAACGGCGATAAGCAGGTATATGCTTGTGCACGCAATGACTAGTTTTCCGACCAAGGTATCGATTTTTTCGGCCAGAGGGAGGGGGACATTGCTGCCGACGATGAGGTACACTAAACAGGCGACGCCCAGGCCGAGTTCGTGCGACGGAATATTTGAAAGCTTCATCGATGTGTTTGGTGTGTAATATACTTATAAACGATATAAAAATAATATTGGCGTGTTCAGGGTAAACACAAACGATGGCCAACACAGCGATGAATTTTGGATTGAATTTTAATCACCCGGCGAATGAGTTATGGTACAATGGCATGTCGCGTGAAAGCGTAATCTCCCGCCAGAAACAAGAAAAATACTTTCATAGGTTAAACATCGAACTCAAATGGATAACTCGAAAAATTAAAAAGAATAGAAAAATATATAGAAAAACGTTTAGCCAAACGGTTAAACGGGAAATTATCGAGGATGAATTAGAATGGATAAAATTAAGAGGCGCCTTTTGGGATTTGAAAACTAGGTTGCGATATTAGTAAGTATATGATATAAAATCATTTAAGTATTACCCGCTAATACCTGTATGTGTCACGTTACAAATGACACTTATTAGTTCTTATAATGGCCCCAAGGGCTACTCGATTTTGAAATCGTCCATAAGCGCCGAAATGCTGGCCGAAATCAAAAAGGACCTGACGGTCAAACCTCTTTCCCCGGGCGCGCCCACAACAGCAAATACGCCCACGTTTCCCGTCTTTCGCGAGTCCCCCAAAAAGATATACGTTCCCCACTACTACGGCACGGCCAAATTTGGCCCGGCGAAATCCACAACGATTTCGGCGGGCGACCCAATTTTTGTTTCGTTTGCCGGAACGCTGCGCCCCGCCCAAGTTCCGGTGGTGGACGCGTACTTGGCGCACACGGTCGACGCGGTTCGCGAAAACGGGCTCGGGGGCGGCCTGCTGGAGCTCCCATGCGCGTTTGGCAAAACCTGCCTGGCGCTCAACATTATCGCCCGTCTCGGGGTCAAGACGCTCATTATTGTCCACAAAGAGTTTCTGATGAACCAGTGGATCGAGAGAATCCAAGAGTTTTTGCCGACGGCGCGCGTCGGCAAAATCCAGGGGTCTGTCATTGACATCGAGGGCAAGGACATTGTGATTGGGATGCTGCAGAGCCTGTCCATGAAGCAGTACCCGAGCGATATGTTTTCGTCCTTTGGGCTGACTGTCATTGACGAGGTGCACCACATCTCGAGCGAGGTGTTTTCGAACGCGCTGTTTAAAATCGTGACGCCCTATACGCTCGGCCTGTCGGCCACGATGAACCGCAAGGACGGCACCACCAAGGTGTTCAAGATGTTTCTTGGAGGGGTTCTTTACAAGGGGAAGAGAGAAGAGCGCAATGTGACGGTGCGGGCCATCGAGTACGTGACGCCCGACCCCCAGTTCAACTCGTTGATTTTGGACTACCGCGGCAAGCCTGCGTACAGCTCGATGATCACCAAGCTGTGCGGCCACTCGGACCGCACCGAGTTTATCCTGACGGTGATTTCGGATATGTTTGTGGAGACGCCTGGGCAGCAGATTATGGTGCTGGCGCACAACAAGAGCGTGCTCAAGTACATCCACGACGCTATTGCGCACAGAAAGATCGCGACGGTTGGGTACTACGTGGGCGGGATGAAGGCCGCCGCGCTCAAGGAGACCGAGGGCAAGCAGGTGGTGATTGCGACGTACGCCATGGCGTCCGAGGCGCTCGACATCAAGACGCTGACGACCTTGGTGATGGCGACGCCCAAGACGGACATTGAACAGAGCGTGGGGCGTATTCTACGGGAGCGGCACAGCAGCCCCGTGGTGGTCGACATTGTGGACCCGCACAGCTTGTTTCAGAACCAGTGGCGCAAGCGCAAAACGTTTTATCGGCGCGAAAAGTACTCGGTGATTTCGGTCAAGAGCTCCATCTACTCGCCCGACACAACCGACGCTCTTCGGTGGAAGACGGTTGTCGGGGGGAAAAACGGCGCGGTGTGCGAACTAGACGGGGAGGATAGCGACGACGACGGTGGAGCGGGCGGGGGCGTAAGCGGCACGTGTTTGCTAACGTTTCCCAAGTAATTAATATAAAAAATGATTTGACTCGATTCAAGTCCAAACAAGGCATACATACAATCTACACATATTCTGTTCTTATAATATGTGTACACCAACCGTGGACGACGAATGGCTCGAGTACATGACGGAAATGTGCGACGCCAACGTGGGGTTTGTCGACAACCGGGCCTACGAGCCGTTTGTGCCGCCTCCTGAGTTGGCGACCGACGCCGAGTTAAAGGCGCAGCGGGACGGGGCGCTGGTCCCCACCCGAACGCCGTCGCCGGACATTGCGCCCGAGGCGACCGATTTGTACATTTCGACCAAGACCATCATCACCCGCCTGACGAGCCCCATTAATCTGGGCGACATTTTTTGGAAACTCCCCGTGATGCCGTTCTGGAAGCCCGCCGTCGGCATTATCAAGAAGCAGCTAAAGTTCGACCTAACGAGCCAGGACGAGGTCGATTCGCTCATGGACAAATTGGCCGCGGAAACGTCCTACTGTGTAATGACTCTGGATAATAAAGATGTCGACCTACAGGCGGCGCCAGTCGAGCCCACGTCAGTGCGCGAACGCAAGCAGAAAAAGGTTCGCCAGTTTTGCGACAAGCGCATCGTGCGCGTCGGAATGTCGAAAAAGGATATTCGCCCCAAGTCCAAGAAAAAGGCGGCGTCCAAGCGGGCGTTTTTGAACTGCGTCGTGCTGATTTACCGCATCAAGATGGCCGAGGAATACACCGAGATTCACGTAAAGCTGTTTAACACGGGCAAGGTCGAAATTCCGGGCATTCAGTCGGACCAAATGTTGGCCTCGGTGATGGAACTGGTCCGCGCGCAGGTCGCCCACTTTATACCCGGCATTCAGTATACCAACGCCCCGCACACAATCGTGCTCGTCAACTCTAATTTTAACTGCGGGTTTTACATCGACCGCGACGAGTTCAACGCTATTCTGCGGCACAAGTACAACATCACCACGGTGTTTGACCCATGGTACCCGGGGGTTCAGTGTAAATTCTACTACGACCCCATGTGGCGCCAAACCCAAAAAATGCTGACGTGGCAAAACACCGATAGCTCCGTAAAGTATACCCGGGTGTCCTTTATGATATTTCGCACCGGCAGCGTTCTCATCATGGGCAAGTGCACCGAGGATGTCCTATTTATCATTTACGAATTTTTAAAAGAGCTGCTGCGGACGGAATATCCCGAAATTAAACAGCTCAAGGAGGGCGTGGGGCTCCCCGATTTAAACGAGCTTGAGAGTTTACCGTACCCGTCCCGCGCGCGAAAGATGCGCAAACCGCGTACCCAGCAAATTGTCGTGACTAAATAACCGACGACCTGAGACCACAATTCAATGGGTTGGGTTGGTTGGTTGGGTTGTTAAAGGTACTTAAATAGATTGGTGGTGGATGTATAATTATATATCTTTCTTTACAGCAATGACAATATCGGTGATTGAGCCCGGCAGCGTCGATCCGCGATTTAATGAAATCGAGATTAGCAACCTGCACCATGCCGATATGCCCAAAATTTGCCCCGCAGTTAAAAAAAAGCCGGTCAAACGGGTCTCCAACAAGGCGCCGAAACAAGGTCCGGTCAAACGGGTCTCCAACAAGGCGCCCGCACAAGGTCCGGCCAAACGGGTCTCCAACAAATCGCAGAATTTATTGGTGATGAACAATTTGATTGAGTTTTACCAAAAGGACAACAACTTGGAAAATATGCTCAATATTATTACTTCCGACGCGGACAGCCGAATATCGCTTCGCATCATTGACTGGTTTGCGACGAATTATGCCAAGAAATGGTACACGCTGTACAATATTAAAATGAAAAACGGGTCTGTCCGGCGGTTCAAGGTGTACAACGAGTACAAGTTGAAACTAAAGGGGTACAAGAAGCGCCGGTTCGACCCGTTTTGTCGATGGAACCGAATCAAGTACCCGTACAAGGACAACTCCTTCATCGACACAACTATTGGACAGATGAATTTTTTCAAGTGGGTGATGGAACACGACATTATCGATTACATCTCCGAGCACTACGACGAGATTGAGCGGGACATGAACAACCGCAATAGCACGGCCAAGCGAAAGACGGCTGCACCCGCGCAAGGGCGCGGAAAAACCCGAAAAAAGCGAGAAGAGTTGTCCAAGTCGGCGACCAGCGCGATTCGCAAAGAAGAATTCATTCAAACGATAACATTTCAATAATAAACATTGTTTAATATTAATATTATTATTATAATAAAATACCCAAATGTCAAAGTCAGGGTCGCCGTTTAGACCCAACCAATACCACAACGTATATACAAATATTTGTTTGTCTTGTAATATTGGGTCATTTCAACCGTTCCCCATATATTTTAAGACAAGTGCGTCCAGGTGTAATAAATGCGGAATCAAAATATTAGCCCTGCCCATGCAACTTAGCCAGCCAGCAACCGCGTGTGGAACCGGCTGTTGAAGAACTGTTATTATGAGCCAGTATATTTTACTACACCGCCATTTGCATCTTAATCGACGGATGCGGCGTGTAGTCCTCCAGCACAAAATCGGATGAAACAAACGAGTCAATGTCGCGCTTCAGCGGATTAATGAGCAGGGTGGGAAAGGGTCTTGGCTCACGCTCAACCTGTCGAGTCAGTGCGTCGATGTGATTATTGTAGATGTGTGCGTCCCCGATGCAGTGGATAAACTCGCCACACTCGAGGTCGCATACTTGCGCAATCATTTTGGTCAAGAGAGAGTAACTCGCAATGTTAAAGGGCACCCCCAGCCCAATGTCGGCCGACCGCTGGTACATTTGGCAGCTCAGCGCCCCGTTTTCCACGTAAAACTGGCAAAACATATGGCACGGCGGCAGCGATGTGGCGGCTAGATCGCACGGGTTCCACGCCGACATGACAATGCGGCGATCGGTGGGAGTTTCCTTTATTTTGCGGATGCATTCCGCCAGCTGGTCCACGCCCTGTCCCGCGTAATCGGTGTCGCAGTCGATGTAGTGTGCGCCAAAGTGCCGCCACTGAAACCCGTACCCTGGCCCCAAATCTCCGACTCTCCTCTGGGTAAACCCGGCTGCGTCTAAGAAGTCTCGGGACGTGTTTCCGTCCCATATGTGAACGCCCTTGTCGGCCAAGACGATCGAATCAGTGCTTCCCGAAATCATCCACAGCAGTTCTTCGACAACCCCCTTCCAAAACACGCGTTTCGTAGTTAGCAGAGGAAACGCGTCGGTTGACAGCGAATACCTCGAGTGTGCACCAAAGGTCGAAATACACCCCGTTCCGGTTCGGTCTGGGCGTGGTTTGCCGTCGAGCAGCACGGACTTTACCAACGAAATGTACTGGTCCTCGTCGGTACGGTGGTCGGCGACCGAAGTTGTTTGGGTTGATGCGGCAATTGTAGACATGTTGGCGTGATGTAATATAATGAATATAAATTGGCTGTATATTATATATAAAGTATCTATATCTATTATAATATAATATATCCACCCACCATGTTGATGCGCAAGGAGCTCATTATTTTATTTGCCACCGCGGCCTATGTGGCCGACGTGTACTACGACGGCAAGTACACGGCCCTATTTTTATCGTATAAGAAATACTACCAGATGGTATTTTACGGCATTATAGGCGTGAGCGTGTACTTGCTCTTTACCAAAAGCCCAATACGCGGGCGCAAAATACTATGTTATGCCACCAACATGATCAAGTACCTGCCCATCGACAGCTCAGCGATGAGCATGGTCGCACCTATTTTGGACTTTACGGATTCGTCCGCCAGCGCAATCAACTCTCCCCCTGCTCCCATTGGCGCAAGCGCAGTTGGAGGCGGTGGGCGGGTTATTCATCAGACCAAGCGGTGCGTCAGCGAAACAAAAAAGAAATTCGTGGCGGCGGCCCAAAACTGGATGTGCGCCGGCTGCGACCACCAGCTGGACCACACCTTTGAGATTGACCATAAACTTCGACTCGAGTACGGTGGTACCAACGACGAGCAAAATCTAGTGGCGCTCTGCCGGAACTGCCACGGCAAAAAAACCGCATCTGAAAATATGTAATAAACGGGTATAAAGCAAGTTGCGCGTAATAAATATAATAAACGACGCCGCAAATGAAACGATTTATTTCCTTCGGGTCAATTGACCCGTTTAGAACCGTTATTAAAACCATTACAAATGCTACTGCGACTATGGGTCGGCCCACTGAATTACCTGTTGTAGTGGCCACGGGAACAGAGAAGATTCACGGAACAAACGCCTCGGTGTGTTTTTCCGAATTGAGTGGATTCTGGGTGCAATCGAGAAAGAACCTTATTGACGCAGTTAATAACCCGAATTATATCGGCGCGTCCGATAACGCATCTTGCGCCGCCGGGGTATATAAAAGCGAAGAAGTTTGGCGGGGCATTATCGCTCAATTGGCTGCGCAATATAATATCGATTTGACCGAAAACATTATTTCGATTTATTTTGAGTGGAGCGGCGGAAATATTCAAAAAAAGTCAGCCTTGACCGGCCTTGATAAGCGAGCGATGATTTTTCGCTATTTTAAAGTATCGCCGATTCAAATTTGTGTCGACAATGACGGCGAGGAAATGAATACGCGGTGGCTGGAAACTATCATTGCGGAGGATGGTGGAAAATACGTTGAACGCCCAAGCGACAACATTTTTAATGTGATGAATTTCCCGACCGTTGAGGTAACAATTGATTTTAACGACCCCCAAGCGGCTCAAAAGCGAATGATGGATCTGGTCGACATAGTAGAGCGCGACTCTTTGGTTGGGGAAGCATTCGGCATTGCCGGAAATGTCGGCGAAGGATATGTTTTTACATTTGAGCACGACGGAGAAATTCACCGATTCAAGGTGAAGGGCGAAGAGAATTCAAAGGGGTCTGGAAAGGTTCCGGTCGTGGCGCAACCGGCCGGTCAAGAGGCAGAATATCAATTTGTACGAGATTTTGCTTGTTCGGACGGTAGAATGGACCAAATGTTTACTGAAATCGCGCACGGCGCGTACGACGGCGACAGCTCGTTGATAACCATGCGAGATATGGGGGCATATTTAAAATTGGTAACAGCGGATGTTATCAAGGAGGAAACCGACCGAATGCAAGAAAAAAAGTTCTCCCCCAAAGTAATTACCGGGATGGTAGCCAAGGTCGCCAGGGCGTATTTTTGCAATAGGCTTGTGCCGGCGGCCACCATATAATTTAGTATATACCCCCAAATACCATATAAATACTCTATTGAAGTACACTATATTTCGTTTTATATATTGTACACAACTACATTCTATATTCATCGTCAATGTCCGGATTTAAACCCAAAAACTCGGTTCAGCTAAAATGCAATCGAAACACCATGGTTACGATAGACAGCACACACGACAAGTTCCTTTCGGAATTTTACGAAAACGACAAGCGAGTCATTCCCGCGTTGAAAAAAACGAGAAACAAGCTGATTGCGCTAATCGCCAAGCCAAGCTCGGTCGAGGTCCGGCTCTGCCGGCAGGATAAATTAACCGGCGTCAACGAGCAGATCCGCCTCCTCAAGCAGAAAAAGAAAAACTATTTTTTGGCCAACTCCAACAACATTTTCGAGTACTTTGAGGCGAAAAAAAACATTTCGGACGACCCGCCGCCCACGACCGCCGACAAAACCACCAACAAGAACAAGATAATAATGCAGTTTTTTAAACTGGACCCGACACCAGAGACTTCCCCACTGGACGAGTCTGGCGGGGGTGCGCCGCAGTCGGCCGGCGAACCCTCGACGCAGATTGGGCTGTTTGGGAAACGGCCTAATTTCGTCGTCGCATCGGACCAGTATTCCAAAAACATCACCAACGAATATTTGAGCAACCTCGATGATACCTTTATCGATCTGGAACGGTACATCCGGAAAACCGATTTGTGCACTTTTTGCCACACGGGCACTCTAATCCCGGTCGAGGACGAAGGCGTCCTGATGTGCACCAAGCCCGGGTGCGCCCGAATGACGCCGTACCTGATTGAAAACGAAAAACCGTCGTACAAGGATCCCCCCAAGGAGCTGTGCTTTTACGTGTACCACCGAATCAACCATTTTAAAGAAATCATCGCGCAGATTCAGGGAAAGCAGACGACGCACATTCCCCAAGAGGTAATCGACAACATCCGCAAGCAGGTCAAGAAGGAGAGAATCGTGCTGAAACAGCTGAGCAATGCGCAGGCGCGCATTATCATTAAAAAGCTCGGGTACAACAAGTACTACGACCACGTCACATTTATCAAAACCAAGTTTGGCATCAAGCCGCCCATTATCCCCACGCACATCGAGGAGCAGCTGTACATCTATTTCATCAATATCCAGCCGGCCTACGCCAAGGCGTGTCCGGTGTGGCGGACCAATTTCCTACACTACTGCTACACTGGGTACAAGTTATGCGAGCTAATGGGCCTTACGCAGTACCTGCCGCTGTTTACTTTGCTGAAGGACCCGGTCAAAATACTCGAACAGGACGTTATCTGGGAAAAAATGTGTAAAATTATGAACTGGCGGTTTATCCACACGGTTCAGTTGTAAGAATATAATAAATAGTGTAGGCGGTATAAAGATAGCTGCGTTATTTCGATATACACGCACACTATTTATCGAAATGTCAAATATACTCGTATCCGCGTTGAAGGAAACCCCACAAACCTTGATTATCGGTAACCTATGTATTGAAATTACGGAAACGTTGGTAATTGTTAAAAGCAAAAGCGAGGAATCCACCCCGATTCCCGAGCTGGATGTACCCTCATGCAACATCGTTCAACCCACAACACCCTATTCGCCGCAAATGAATGTGAATAGTGTATCCCCCGAAAAATCGGCCCGCGACGAAAAGTCACCCGACCCGCGCAGCTTCTTACCCGACGTACACTACACGATGGCGCCCCCTGCCAATAAAAATAATCCGACACTGATGCCATCTCACCCCCGCGCCATCATCCCCATTATGGATATCAGAGGAGAGGTGCCCGACGTGAGTCATATTTCATCGTTGGATAGTATAGTTGCTCAATTTGACCACGACAATCTCATTAATAGTAGCGACAACTACGAGTCAATTGAAGAATAAGAATAAGAATAACTTTTAACTTTTAACTTTTAACTTTGGGCTTATCTGCGCTTTAATTGGCGAATTCGCTTGAGCTCAAGCCCGTCGGTGTAGTGCATAAAAATAAGGACGAGCGAACACGTTAAATAGCCAATGGAAGACAGTTCGACGGACGTAATGACGCTCTCCAACCCCAGAAGAAGTGAACTTGATTTCGAGGTCGTAAACAGCGACATGACGAGCGGAATAATCGTTCCGAATAACAATGTCGTCGCCAGGTATGGAATAAGTTGATGGGTCACCGTTTTATCGAGTCCGACTGAAATAATGAGAGCGAGTCCAAATGTGATTGCCGGGATAACCTTCATCAGCACTTCCTCGTTGTAGAGCTCTTTTTCAAGAAATTCGTGCTTGCGGTCCTCCGACAAAAGCCGTCTAAAGGTAATAATGTTGTCGTAATCGTGATATATAAATAATAATACAGGCAGCGCGGTCGTGTAAAAAATAGATACCCATATATGTTTGGTAATGGTAATGTAGGAATGGAAATAAAGGCTAAATAAAATAATACTCGCGTATTTAGCGATAATTATAATTCGAACAATGGGGTCGACTCGAAAAGGGGTCTGGGCGGCCCCCTCATCGACCGATTGGGTGGTCGGAATTGGAGTTGGGGGTTGATACGGCGCTCCAAAGTAAACAGACATTGTGTATATCGTATACTTATACGATATACATTATTATGAATGTGGCACAAGTAGTCTTACGTCGACTGGCCTAGGGTTTCCTTTTCTTTTTGGTCTTGGACTTGGACTTGGACCGACTGGATAAACGATTTGCCTTGGTCCTGGTTCTAGTTCTGGTTCTAGTTCTAGTCGATTTGGGGTTTGATTTACCCGACTTTTTAGACGACTTGCCCGAAGGAGAGTAGCTCAGGAACCACGCCTCGTACTCGGCCCCCGCGCGCGCACCGCTTAACTTTTTAAACATCTTGGACTTGTTTGCCCGAATTTCCTCGATGGACGGCTGGTGGCCGTAGCAGTTTATGCTGAACCGCTTCAACACCCCCCGCTGCGCCAGGCGATTCTGCTGCTGAATCTTGAACAAAAACTCGGCAATGCACAGAATTCGGTCCAAAAACATATTGTAGTACGTGCGGTCGGTGTACAGGAACGCAAGGTAAAAGCTCAAAATGGTGTCGATGGTCGCCACCTTGATTTTCTCTCGATCGAGAGAAATTACATTATAGCTATGGCATGCAATGGGTTCGTACACAAAGGCCACCGTGTCCTTGTTGACCACAATCTCGTAGTGGGTCGGGATCAGCTCCCCCACAGGCTCCTGTTTGATGATTTTTACCTTTTTAATTTTGCGCGCCTCGAGGGCCGCCTTTATTTTATCGCTCGTCTTCTCCGGGGCGTGCGAGATGACGTCAAAGTCTGAAAATTTGGAGCTGTTTCGGATTTTGCTGGGGATATGCTTGGAGTACATCGACATGGCAAACCCGCCGAAAAACACGACCCCCTCGTCCACAAACACGTCCTTGATGATATCGTAGACCTCGGACTGCCGAGAGGCGGCGATGGACCGAGTGTCCCGCTGAATCTGTATTTTATTGCACGGCCGGATCGTCAGCGGGTACGACTTGTTCAAAAGCCCCAGCCGCTTCATCACCTTTTCCCACCGGTCCGTGTCCCCCGCCGGGCGAGAGAGCTCCAGGTACATTGACATTCGCAGGAAATTGGGGGGCGCGTACAGGATCCCGTCCTTCCGAATGGCCTCCTTCTGGAGCGAGGTAAACAGCTCCATTGGGATACTAGTGACATCCGCCACGGGAATAAAGTTTACAAATACCTTGTAGGTGCCAAAGTGCTGGCCGGCCTTTGCCTCGACCTCGGTGAACCCTTTGGACGCGTACACGTCGGCCAGCTCCTTTGCGTCCTTTACCGCGTTGGCGGTAAAAAAATCATAGTCGGCCATCTCGACCGATTTGTCGTAGAACTGGTCCTTTTTCGGCAGTATGTTGTTGATGGCCGTCCCGCCGTAGCACACCAGCTTTTTGGTTTTTAGAAACTGCTCGACAATCTGAATTATATTGGTCAGGTCGTCAGACTGGATGATTCGCTTCGCAATCTTTTTCTGAACCTGGTCGACCTGCGTGCGGAGAATCGCCAGCTCGCACTCCTCAAAGGTCATTCCCTTGTCGCATGGCGCGCTAAACTTTTTGTTGGCGCCAACTCGCTCTCGTGTTCTTGTTGTCGTTCGTGTTGCCGAGCGTCGTTTGTTTTTTTTGGTCCGACTCATACTGAACTGCTACTACTATGTGCGCACAAAATAATTTAATTTGCAAGCATTATATTGAAATGAACGCGCAACAACGAACGCACAGCGGTTAAGGTTGAACTTAAAACAAACAATGTGGATTGCAGCACACACAGTCGTCATCCAACTTGCACCTATATTTATTGTAATTGATACGTAGTCTGTCGCACAAGTGTTCGACGTAAAACGAATCGCAGCAGTGGCAATTAATCGGGGGATTGTGCAATTCGTCGTTAATTCTTTCCAGCTGTTCTATTGTATACGTAGATTTCTTCGTCCTCTGAAAAAGCCGTTTGCCTGTGTGTATGGCCAGGTTAAACGGGTAGTATGGTTTTGGTTTTGCGGGAGGCCGTGGTTCTTTCCGTTTCTTTTTCGTTACCGTTGTCCAGCCATCATTTGTGTCGTCCATATACTCGGTCATTTGATATTTTATGGCACGTCATATGCGTACACAAGCCCCTTCATTTTTTCTTTATATCAATCTTTATTTTTTGAGTGATATAACAGATACATGGTCGATTTAAGTATATGTTTGTAATTTTGTAATTTTGTAAATCCGCGTCGGCTAATGCTATCCACGTCAATTAATTTGAGTAGGCCATTCCTCCCATGCCCGACATAATTCTCAGCACATTGTAGTTGCGAGCATACACGCGCACCTTGGCAGTGTTGGTGCCCTGGACGGTGGCGTTGGACAGAACCAGCTGGAGAGTGGCGGTGTCAATTCTGGAGAAATTACAAGAGCCGGATGGCTGGGTCTCCTCGGGTCTAAGGGCAAACGAGTACACGTTGATGCCCTCATCGGGGGAGCGAGTATGCGCCTCCTTGGGCTGCACAACCGAGAAGTAAGATCCCTCGCGCTCGGAGAATCTATCCTGACCGTTGAGCTGGAGCTTGGCGGTCACCACGGGGTTTTGTCCCCAACAATGCATGTCGAGGGAGGTCTCCGCCAACACGAAAGTTCCGGCGTCAGACACACCCGAGTTGGTATTGTGCTTATCGGTATCCACGCCGGCCGCGCCTCCAAAGTTGGGGCCGGAGTAGGGGTTTGACGGGCCGTTCCAGTAACCAGAGGGGGCCATGCCCACGGCACCGGCGTCGTTGAACATTCCATTTTCGTCAATGAATGCGGTGGACGTTCCGCTCACGCCGGCGGCACTTCCGAAGGAGTGGATGGCGTTAGGAAGCGCGTCCAGGGCATCGGTGTAGTTAAAGGGCTGGGCGCCGAGCACCTTGAACAGATCGGAACCGCACACCAGGGAGGAGCAGTAGTCCACGTTCTGGTCGGGCTGGACCACCCAGATGAGCTCCTCGGTGGGGTGGTTCAGGGTGACCTTGATCTTGTTGGAAGAAGAGCCGACCGACTCGTCACCTGTAAACTGGAGCTGAGAAATCAGGTACTCGTGGGGGTTCTGGGCCATTCTGCGACGCTCGTCGGTGTCCAGGAACACATAGTCCACGTAGAGGGAAGCCGCCACCAAGGACTGGTTGTAGGCGATGGACGCGGGCACGGTGGAGCCCTCGAGGGAGGTGCCATCTTCCTTGTAGCAGTTCAGGGTAGTAACTGCCCACAGACACTCGTCGATAGGACGAAGGTCGATGTTGATCTTCACCTCGTGGAACTGGAGAGCGACCAGAGGAAGCGCCAGACCGGGGTTGGTGCAGAACCAGAACTGAAGAGGCACGTACAGGGTGGTCTCGGGCAGAGCGTTTCTGGGAGCGCACACCTGTCGGGGAGCGTCAGAGTCGCAAGGACCGTCGATATCGGCAAAGGATGGGTCGGTGATAAAGGTAAGCTGAGTGGTGTTGCCCACCATCTTAAAGTAGCCGCTCTGCTGCTCGGCGGTCATGGTAAGCTGGTTCCAGATGTGCATCCAGTCGCCGTACTGGCGGTCGATGCGCTGGCCACCAATCTCGACATCCACTTGGGCGATGATCTGCTCGCCGGGGAAATCCAGCCAGCGAGCATACACGGGCGTGGATGCGCTGCTTCCGTATCCGCTTCCCATCTGCTGGTTAATCTCGGGGAGAGTCAACTGCAGGTAAGTTCGGTACACTAAGTCTCCGTTTCTAGACAGAGTGCAGTGCGCGCGACGACCAAAGTCGGCCTGGCCATTAAAGGTCTGCTCAATAGACTCAATCGCGAAATTGGTGTATCTTCGGTAGGTAATCTTCCAAAAGGTAATCTGAGGGTTGCCGGTCAAGTAAATATCCTGTGCGCCATAGGCGACGAGTTGCATTAATCCACCTCCCATTTTATGTGTTGTATATAACCTTCTAAAGATAAAAAAATGAATAATGTAATTAAATAACAATTAATTAAACAAATTAATTGTTGTTGTTAAATAACAATTAATTAAACAAATTAATTGTTGTTGTGTTAGTTGTGGTAACTACTGTTAATGTAATGGCTCTTATCTATTAGGTGTGAAAATTCTTTGCTAATAATTAAAAAGCGGGCATTTCAGTTGAACTGGTGTCGCTTGGAATATTCAGCGTGTCTTGGGGGGAGAAACTGGGAAGGTCGACTTGGTCGATGGGCGCGTCCAACTTTACTTCTTCCGAAACGCGCGATGTGCTTGCGATATGGTTATGAACACTGTTGTTGAGGTTTCGATTTGCAGAGTAACTGGTACTCTCATTGTTGTCCGCATTTACGTTCTCGCGGGAGGCATCCATCTTTGTATGTGGAACACTTTCCGGGTCGTATGCGATTTTATCATTGTCTATTAAATGGTCTTCGTCATTGGATGGGCGTGAAAACGTTTTCCCATCAAGGTTTTCTAAATTATACATGTATTCCATAAGTTGTTCTTCAACATATCCTAAACGAATGGACAAACGTCCAATAGCGTCCGAAACTGAAATTTTAGTTTTAGGCTGAACGGGTTGGGTTGGCTCGGGGCGATAATGGTCGTACTCGGGCTTGGTTGAATGAGCTGCGTAATGTTGGGGCTGTTGCTGAATGGCGTGCGATTGGCGAGGTTGAGGTTGATGATGTTGTGGTGGTTGAGTGTGGTGCTGCTGCCCGTAACTATATTGCGCGTTGGCCGGTGGGTGATAGTTTTGGTAAGCATGTTGCTGATTATTGGGTCGTTGTTGGGCAGGTCGTTGCTGCGTTATCTGAGTGCGGTTTTGAGGAGGCGGTTGACGGGGGGGTTGGTAATGCTGGCTAGGTTGACCGGGACCAGCCTGTCTAAACGAACTGGAATCGGCGCTAAGCTTGGGGTTGGGCGCCACATTACTTGGTTGTCTGCGAGCTCGCATATTTTTGGTTATATAAATTATGATTAATTTAGCGATAAAATAATCTCAACTACAACGCGCGATACTTGGTAGAATAATAACGCAACCGTATAGTATATAGCAAGTAATATTATATTGTATAATGTCAATGACGACCCCAACATCCTCTTGGTTCGATGAACAAGACCCCATTACGATTATTATTGGGACAACTGCCATCAATCGATCCGACCTGCATCGCACAAATATGTCCGAGTGGATCAAATATATAAAACGCGTCGACCCGACTAAATATAATATTCATTGGATCGTCAACATAGATTACATTGACTCTCTTGGCGAATCTCCCCAAACAACCCACAAGTACATCCAAAAAGTGGCATCTGATATTTCTCTCGACGTAATACTTCCAAAAACCCAAGAAGATGGCTCTATACTCCCAGGAAGTTTCCTGACGGCGTGTAAAACAATAGGCGGCCGAATCGAGTCATATGTCGAAGATAATCACATAAATCCTCGGAATGTATTGATTTTATGGCTCGAGGACGACTGGAAACTAAATCCAGACCACATTTCACTTCAAAAAATAATTGAAACGTACATTGCGGATATGACCTATGTAAACTTTAGCTATATACGCAACAATTATATCCACGCTCTCGCGCCTTGCATCATGAACTACACTATTTTTAGGAGATTTCATTTAAGTGCATGGTCGACTCAAGTTGAAACGATTGACCCCGAACACTGTGTGGGAAAATTAGTGCTTGGGCAGTATGGGAAATATGAAAACATTCAATCCGTTACGGTCATCAATCAATTTAAAACTCCCGAGGCACTCAACGTTAACGATGGTGCTTTTTTTACCCAAACCATGTTTTTGCCCGATACCAGCTATTATACATACGACACCAACTACCCCGAAGAGTTTGAGAAAACAATTGTTGCCGACAAGTACAAGGAACCAGAACAGATTAAAGAGTTAATCGCAGGGGAACCAACGTTTGTCCGCATCACGTGCACCATGTGCGTGGATGGGTGCAATTATGGTCGAAAATTTATGGCACGACGCAATATTAAAAAAACGGGCGTTCAGTCTTCCACAGACCCTAATTTTTACAACAACATTGATACTAAAACTGCTAAATGAATATGAGAACTCCAACCAAATATACTTTCATATAATAAATTAAATACAATGAGCACGAATAGTTTAATGAGTCATCCTCATCGATGCCTTTATTTGGTTACCTCGGCTATAACTCGAGAGAACATGCACAACGACTCGATTGGCGAATTTTATCGACTCTTTTTAGACGAATTGGTGGGCGCGGTTGATTCCATTGTACACATTATCAACATTGACCACCCCAAACTTCTTCGAGAAAACCCCAAGTTTGACGTAGAGTCCACGAAAAAAATACTAAGATTGTGTATTCCGTCCGAAGTAGACGTTGTCTTTATTGTTTCTCCAACCGTTTCCACACTAGACTCGCCTACGTTTGGAATGGCCTATATGAAATTAATGGTACAGCTACCGCAAATTACTGTTCGCGACGTCGTGTGGTGGTTGGAGGACGACTGGGCGCCAATTTCAAGTGTGCTCCCGGCCAAATTAATGATTCGAATGTTTGATAGTTTTGGAAAAAATTCAACTGCTTTGGCACAGAGTATCACCGACACCGCGCCACTGTGCTCGTTTAGAGGAGGGCCTATCATGTCTGCTGATTTTTTCAATCGTTTCTTCAATCTTGCCGATTCGACATGTACAATGGAATCGCTTTGTACTTCGAATTGGGTTACCTTTAACCCAGAGGAAAAAGTGAACCGACTTATTAGGTTCAATCGAAGGTTGCCTGTTTACTCCGAAAACATTTATTTGGTTTGCCTTCATGTGCTTGACCAGACAACCTATCCGTACACGCACGGAACATTTTATAATTATTACTACAATAAAAAATTCAGGACGACCAAATTCGCAGATGGAAAGGGGTTTCGATACGTGAATGCGTTTATCCACTCGACCGACTCAATGGTGGTGTACCACACCAACACTGACTGCGACAATGCGCTCAACATTTCCCCCATATATACGCTAGAGGATATAACGTCCCTCGCGAAAGCTCCATCGATGGATGCGTTTGCGAATTTATTGGCCCCGTCCACGTTAGTGTACCTTTCTCTTTTTCCGACCTTTTTGAAAGACATTGGGCGAAGTTTTAATCTGGCGAATAACGTGGCTAGTTTTGCTCAAAAATAACAGAATGGTAAATAAAATTGGGGGTTAAACAAATATAAAAGTAACCTAATAATAACGATTATTATTAAGTTAATTCAGTTCAGTTCAGTTCAATTCAACACTAACCCTTTTAATTAATGTCGTCTTCTAAAACCGTCATCGGAATCGACCTGGGAACGACCTATTCGTGCGTGGGCGTATGGCAAAATAACCACGTTGACATTATCGCTAACGATCAGGGAAATCGCACCACGCCGTCATACGTTTCATTTACGGACGAGGCTCGAATTGTGGGCGACGGCGCCAAGTCCATTTCGTCCAGCAACTACCAAAATACTATTTTCGACGCCAAGCGCCTCATTGGCAAGTCGTTCCTGGACAGCACGGTCCAAAAGGACATTGCGCTCTTGCCGTACGAGGTCATAAATGTCGACGGAAAGCCGGTCATCCGGGTAACCAGCAAGGGGGAAACCAAAACGTTTTCGCCCGAGGAAGTGAGTTCGATGATTTTGGGGAAAATGAAGGAGACCGCCGAGGAGTTTATCGGCCACGCAGTCACAGACGCTGTTGTGACCGTGCCCGCGTATTTCAACGACGCTCAGAGGCAAGCGACCAAGGACGCGGGTCAGATTGCTGGGCTTAATATTCTCCGCATAATCAACGAGCCAACCGCCGCGGCTATTGCATACGGCCTGGACAAAAAAGGCTCGGCGACCAAGGAGTCCAACATTCTTATTTTCGACTGTGGTGGAGGCACGTTTGACGTATCTGTTCTCAACATTGACGACTCTGTTTTCGAGGTAAAGGCGACTGCTGGGGACACCCATTTGGGCGGAGAAGATTTTGACACATTGCTCGTACAGCATTTTATGACCGAATTTAAGCGAAAGCACCGAACCCAAACCGACCTGGTGGATAACAAGCGCGCGCTAAGACGATTGCGCACCGCGTGTGAGCGGGCCAAGCGAACGTTGTCGACCTCTACCGTTGCCAATATAGAGCTGGACAGCCTTCACGAGGGCAAGGACTTTAACTCGGCCATTACCCGCGCCAAGTTTGAGAATTTGTGCGACGCGCTCTTCCGAAAAACAATGATTCCGGTCGAGCAAGTGCTCCGCGACTCCAAGTTGGCCAAGAACGACATCGACGAGATTGTGCTGGTGGGCGGAAGCACGCGCATCCCCAAGATTCAGTCGTTGTTGAGCGATTTCTTCAACGGCAAGGAGCTGTGTAAATCAATCAACCCTGACGAGTGCGTTGCGTACGGCGCGGCGGTGCAGGGCGCCATTTTGTCTGGGAGCAAGGACGAGCACATTGCGGATCTTCTTTTGCTCGACGTGTGTCCCCTCAGTCTTGGGCTGGAAACGTCGGGTGGTATCATGACCAACCTAATTCCCCGAAACACGACCATCCCCGCCAAACGAACCCAGACCTTTTCGACCTACGCCGACAACCAGTCGGGGGTTCTAATTCAGGTGTTTGAGGGGGAGAGAACAATGACCCGGGACAATACCTTGCTTGGTAAGTTTCAGCTGGACGATATCCCCCCGATGCCCCGCGGCAAGCCCCAGATTGAAGTGTCGTTTGACGTGGACTCAAACGGGATTTTGAACGTCAGTGCGCTCGAAAAGTCGTCTGGTAAATCCAACACAATTACAATCACAAACGACAAGGGGCGGCTCAGCAAGGAGGACATTGAGCGGATGGTGAGCGAGGCGGAAAAATACAAGGACGAAGACGACGCGTTCCGGGAGCAAATTGAGGCACGCAATGGGCTGGAGTCGTACTTGTTCCAGATGTCGAGCTCCCTCGACGACGCGTCCGACACGGCCTTGTCGGCCGATGATGTGGCCACCCTGCGCGCCCGAATATCCGACGAGCAGGAGTGGCTGGCGACACATTCGTCCGAGCCCAAGGACGAATATTCGCAGCGGCAGGCCAGCGTGGCCGAATTGTTTTCGTCCATGGCTCCGAGCTCTTCGTCCCCACGCGCGGATGCGGAAACAGAGTCAACAACGCCCGACGCTTCACCAAACGTCGCTGAGCCACACATTGAGGAAATTGATTAACCATCGCCTTTAGCCGCCAAGTAGTCGACGTTGAGGTCGTTCGTTAAACCTTTAATTATTATATATATTTTGAAATATAATTTATATAATGTCTGCCGACCACCTTGAGGACGATGCATTTATCACGGTAACAAAGATTAGCGAGCCCCTTGAGGGAGAAGTAGCAGTATCAGTAGTCCCCGCACCCGACAAAGCTATTTCCGACGACGACCAATCAAACCATCAGTACATTACCGACCTCACGATTCAGTGCCTGCTGGGGCATCACGTGGCAGGTGTAGGTGCAACGAATCGGGCGAGCCATTCGGCCATGGCTCTTCAAAAAGACGTCGGCTTTTACAAAAAACGAATCATGCGCACGGTTCAGCGATTACTGTATCTGGCGTCCATTGGCCCCGACGCGGCGGCGACTGTTTCCGAAAACGACCAACCAACACTGGATGAGGAAACGACCCAGTCGTTTACGTCCTTTGTGTCGGGCTGCGTACAACACTACAAGGCGGCCGATACGTCAGAGATATGCCAGTCCGAGTATAAACAATACGACGACTCGCACGGCGAAGATATCGACGACGACGAGACTCTTTTTGGGTGCTTTTCTCATTTAACGGGGGATACCGATGAATCCAGACAGCACGCGAACATTATGGAGGAGTGTACCCGTCTTTTAGTGGCCGACTGCGAAAATAATCGGGGCACGCTTGATTCGTTTGTTTTAAAAAAAAATACAACAGACGATATAGGCGGCGACGGTGGCAATGGCAATGAGGCCGAAGAAGTAGATTCTCTCCAAGAATCATACCCGCAACGTAAAATCATCAATTTGAGAAACAGCTCGTTTCGCCGCTCGAATCCACATGCGCGCCCGCAGTATCGGTAGGTGGCCGATTTATTCGATTACGTCGCGTACATTAGGCCCGCATTTCCGCCGATAAACGAGACTATGTTGTACCTTTCTTCCATCACCACCAAATCGTAGTTGTACTCGTATATCTGCCACGTTGACTTGTTGACACCGATAACGTCCCCTGTCGACGGGTCGCAAATGCTGAGCGTCTGTGCGTTGGGGTCGTGCGGAGGAATAATCGTACTAAACTCAAACTCGATTTGAGTGAATTTGCTCATATTCATCGCGCCCGATGGCTGCATTTCAAATGGGGACGTGTTGAGACAAAAATTGTAGCAATATAGGCCTTCCGGCGCGGACCCGGCCGTCCGCGTGTACTTTTCGAGGTAGTCAAACACGCCCACGGGCAGCACGTTTTCCCGGTACTGCCCGTCGGTTAAAATGCCCAAACACCGGAGAATACTTTTTTGGTTTTGAATCGTATACGTGTCGGTCACGAGCATCCCCGTCAGGTTTCCCGAGTAGTTAATTCCCGGGCCGATGCCCGGCGCCCCCTCGTATGTTATTTCGGTCTCGGCTGGAACCAGGTCCGACGGAAGGTGTGCGTACGGCCAATTGGTTCTGTTCGACCATTCGTTTCTCAGATTCGCGTCGCTGCGCTGGAAGTACATCATCCACCCGGCCACCAGCCCGAGGGAGTCGACCGATATTTTATTGGCCCCCGTTACGTTGCGGTAGATTGTCTCGCGTACTTGCCGGAACAAATAGGTCTGCTCTTTTTTCGCGAAAACGTCCCGTTCGTCGTCCGACAGAAAGCAATAGGTGCAGTTCAGGTGAATATTGGTGTTCCAAATTGTCCTTGTATCAACATATGAACTCGTGTCGAGAGAAATGTCGGGGGGAGTTTGGAGAAATCGATAGAACTGCATGTAACCTCGATTGAAATTGGGGGCCACGTATGGAAACTGATTCTCCGAATCCATCACGTCTCGAATCTGAAACAACTCTTTAATGGGTCTTAGCGTAATCGTAATGGTGAGCTCGTTGTTTTGCAATGCGATGAGAGGAAATGACATTTGGCTCTTGAGCCCAAACCAAGAGTTTAGGGGGACGTAAATAGTTCGACCCCGAATAGATGGCTCGGCGCCCGCCTGGTTGTCGGTGTAAAACGCATTGGGGTAGGCGTTGGTGCGGGCGCCCGAATTTCCCGGGTCGGTCATTTCGGAAACGTTCCCGCTCATTTCGTCAAATAGTCGTTTTTTTGCGTCGCTGTAGTCGCGCTGCACCATTGCGAGCAAATACTGTCCCGAAAACTCTTGTAATTTTTGGTTACCACACGTAATGGCAATTTGTTTAATCAGCTGAGCGCCTATATTGTCGATCCACTTGAACTCGTACGGGGCCCAGTCCGTAAAGGTTCCGTCGTCCTGTTCTTGCGGGGGTAAAATGGGCGACCAAATATGTGGAAGGTCGAAGCTGAGGTAGCTGTCCATCAGCAGATCGGCGTATCGGGGAACTTTAAAGGTAAACACCGATTCTTCCGACAGCCTGATCCCCGAGTTTCCCTCGCTGTCCAGTCGAAAATTCTGTTTGCCAAAATTAGTAAACTTTGCGTAGGACGATTTCCAGAACGTTTTGCTTGGATTTTCCGTCAGAATAACGTTTTGCTGCCCAATCGCCACAATATTGAGTTGACCTCCTGGCATTATTATGTATTATATATGATGTATTATCACGTATATAATACTGTATGTATATTTGTTATTGGGTTATATAATAGTATTTACAGCCAAATTGTATAAATTATAAATTAAATACTATTCCATTTTCAGTTTAAATGCTAGGAACAATTCAACACTCAAAGTACGACGACGTACTGCCAAACAGCTATTTGTTAATGTGCGACCTAGTTAATAGCGGCGATTTTATAACCGCCCACAGTCGACGAGTCGAGACCTTTGTAAAAAGTTACTCCGACCAAGGCACTTATAAAATCGATCGATTTCGATGTGTTCGGGTTTGTACGAAATACACTTCTTTACAGCCCTCTCCTGACATCCCCGAGTACCTCACGGTGTCTACCGTTGTCCCAAGTGAAATTCCAGACGTATACGTGCCGGCAGCCAACACGACCAAACATATTTGCGAAACGCATTTTTTCCTAACTCCTAAAAAATCACGCGGCAGCAGCATACACCATACCGCCGCGAGCACGTATTTGGTCGTCGAGCAGTCCATTTTGTCACAACAGCGTAAAATAACGGCCCTTTATTTTTACCGACCTCTAAATTCAACGGCAACGTCGGTTACTTCTTTTGTCGCCGACATTGAGCTGTTTTTGGCGACCTACCTTAAATCTTAAATTTAAACTGGGGTATCGACCGAGCGCCTCCCGCAGATACGTCGTTGTAGTTTTTGTTATGCGCGGCCTGCTTCTTAAACCGAATATAGTCTGATCCATCGTATACAAATTTAGTATTACACGCCGCGGCGGGCACCCCGCTTGCGTCGCAGTCGTCTCCGTTCTGTTTGCACGAATAATTTTTCCGATGTAGAACATCGCCCGCATTGTTTATTAGCCTAAACGGGCTTTGCGCGGCTTTTGTGTCTGAGCCTAGTTGGGCCGGATAAGATGTGTTCCACGCGCGAGTTACTATTTTTCGCACGTGTGCGTATTCGACAAACGATTTGTCCTGAACGTATCCGGGCTGAGGCATAATTCCCTGATTGGGGTCGGTCGATACAGATGGTGTTGAGCTGGTTAGGGGTACATAGTTGGAATCATCCACAGATATTGTTATACCGTCATCGACAGCAACAGTCATAATTGTATCACTTGTTTCGACCGAAGACGGTGACATTGTACCGTCCGATAGTTGCCGAAAGTACGTTACAGCACCTTTAATAGTGGTTACACACATTGATGGGCTAGTTGCAGTGTTGGAATTTAACCAGCAAATTCGGGTAGTAATATCGTCCACTTTATTAAACGTAATCGCGTATAAAATAGGAGAATCTGAAAAATTCAGTTTAAGAGTAGCACCCAAGTCAATCAGCGAGTATATGTTATGTGCGGCGGACTGCTCCGAAGATAGGGTCAATAATGTCTCCCCGTTTGGTTGTACAGCAGACGCGCGTATTAACAATGTATCGGGTTTGGTAAAAACCCGCATACTTGATGTAGAGTCAACGTAGTCAAATCGCATTGCGTCGGTGTTTATCGACATGAGTAACCTTCCGTCCGCCGCTTCAATGGCCGCTTGATAATTGTCGAGTATATACGACACAACCTCCGTCCGAGTATCGTTTGTTATTTCGGTTGTAATTTCAGTGTCAACGCCAGACACTTCGATTTCCGGTAATACGGCAGTTGACATTATTGTTTATTTGTTTGTTTATAGTTTAAGGTGTGCTATATTATATAACGGAAAATAAAAAATAAAATTAAAATACAAGGTTATGTGTTGCGATATATATTATGCGAAGTTGGCACTCGCCTGAAAATTTAAGACTCCATTATTAATCTTGGCGCAACATTCATCGCGTTAAGTTCCTGAAACATTAGTTTACACGAGTACGGGATATCGGCGCGCGAAAACGAAACCCGGTTGTCGCATATTTTACA